ATGGTGTGACAACTAACTACAACTTTATAAACGTCGCCGGCAAAGACAAGGATGAGTTTGGCATATGACCAATTCTGCCCTAGATCGTAACCCAGAGTACGAGTTATATATCAAGCGTGGTGTTAAGAGCCAGAGTTGGTATCAGAAAATACGAGCTGGCATTAGCAGAAGGCTGAAAAATATATCATGAGCCTTTACGATCCATACGCCAAGTTCATTGACGCCCGTCTAACCATCATAAACAAGGAAGGTCAAAATGTCCCGTTCGTACTTAACCCCATACAAAGAGCTTACGTCAGCAGATCAAGCAACCGAGATATTATCCTCAAAGCTCGGCAACAGGGATTTAGTTCTTTTATCCTTGCTGCTTTTACGGCAGATTTTCTACTCAAAGAAAACAGTAACTCTGTCGTGGTTGCCGATAAGTCGGACAATGCTATTGCACTTCTCGGACGGGTCAAGCACTACCTTAGAGCCTACGAAGAAAAAACCGGCTCGAAAATCCCGCTCAAGTACAACTCGAAGTACCAACTCGTAAACGGAGCCAACAATGCCACATATACAATCGGCACAGCACAAGAGCAAGACTTCGGCCGCTCGCGCACCATCACAAACCTTCATTTATCTGAGGCCGCCTTTTACCCGAACTTGCCTAATCTGCTCGCTGGTGCGGCACAGGCTGTCGTTCCAAACGGTAAACTCATCATCGAAACAACCGCTAATGGGTTTAATGCATTCAAATCACTTTGGGATGATTCGATGCTTGGCCAGACTGCCTACCAGCCACTTTTCTTTAAGGCATCCGATTTCTATGACCCTGCTACGTTGGAGCAAAAGCACAGAGAACTTGGCAACCGCCTCTTCAACCAAGAATACCCAGAGACACCAGAAATAGCCTTTGTCACATCCGGTGCGCCGTACTTTGATGCCGATGCTATGAGCTACTATCTAGAATCAGTCAAGAATGTACGGGAGCTAGCTACCGTATGAATCCACTAGAACAATGGGCGAACCAGCATCAGGGCAACTTTATGTACAAGTGGAGCCACTACTTTGATATTTATCACAAACACTTCAAACGCTTCCGTGGCGAGCCAATCAAGCTACTGGAAATAGGAATCTACGGCGGCGGTAGTTTGCAGATGTGGAAATGGTACTTCGGCAAACGGGCAAATATCCTTGGTGTAGACATTGACCCATTTTGTATCAAGTACGCTGAGCCACACATCAAGGTAAAGATCGGCGACCAGGCCGATGCGAAGTTCCTAGAGTCTCTCGGCGAGTACGACATTATCATCGACGACGGCGGCCACTTCACCTCACAGCAAACAGCCTCGTTTATGAAGCTCTACGACAAAGTAAAGCCTAATGGTGTCTACCTGATCGAAGACACGCATACCTCGTATATTCCCAAGTACATTGACACCTCGCTCACCTTCACCGACTACTGCAAGAAGCTCATTGACGTCATGCACACCCATTACGCCGGACACCCGTTCAACGACTTCAGTGCGTCAACCAATTCGATTACCTTTTACGACTCAGTGATCGTGTTTGAAAAGCAACCGCGTACCGTCCCAGAGCAAACCTTTTATGCAGGAACGGAGCGCCGCTAATGTTTCGGAGATACCGCCAACCAGAGCTAGGCGAGTTCTTCTGCGTATTCGCCGATACGGCTGCCGGCGGCAATGACTACTGCGCGGTCCAGTTCCTAAGCAAGACCAAACTCGACGTCCCGCTTGTCTTTCATTCTAAGATTATCGCCAGTGAGATGACGCCGCAATTGCATCTCGAATTGGAGAAGTTATACGACCTAACCCATGTGCCACCAGTCGTGGCATACGAAAGGAACAACGGAGGAGTCTATGAGCTTGAACGCCTCGCCACCCTCAACCGCAATAACAGGTACACTATTTACCAAGAGAAGACCAACCTTGGCTCGACGGATACTACGCAGAATTCTCCGAAGCTTGGATGGACAACCAGCACAGCCACCCGTCCGCCTATGCTCTCAATGCTCAAAGAGGCCATCGACCACCGCCTCATTAAACTGTATGACCGCGCTACGATTAATGAGCTATTTGCCTTTGTCGTGGTACAAACATCGTCCAGTTGGAAAGCCCAAGCAGAATCCGGCGCACACGATGACCTCATTATGGCGTTGGCCGGTGCGTGGCAACTCTACCAAACGGAAAACCCACCGATAACACAGAACCCTAGCTTATACATACGCGACCCTGATATGGAAAGGATATGGAACGAGATATGAACGACTCTGAATTACTGCGCCTTATCGCCACGCAATTAGCTACCGTACCGGACTTCGGACAGGTACAGTTTCACATCAAGAAGCACATTGGATCATTCAGTAATACCGACGTCGTCAAGCTCACGAGCTACCGGTACACGAAAGACGAACCGAACGTCAGCGTCACAACTGATATGCTCCGGCTTGTCAAACAGATCACCGACGCCCAGCTAACCGGCTCGCTAGGTTTCAGCGTGCAGTTCAAACACGGTAAAGCTGAGCAAATGCAGGTGCAGGATTTTAAGAAATTATAAGGAGTGCATATGAATACATGGCAAACAGAACTAGTCAAAGAACTTAAGACTGTCAGCAAAGGGCTCGAAGAGGCGGCGAAACCATCACAGGCGGTTGACCAACTAATCAGTCGGCTTGAATCGGTTGCCTGCAACGAGACGGATATTGCATCAGAGTTAAACCGGCTTAACTTGCAATGGTTTGCCCGTAAGTTGGATGCGCTCGACTTCCACGATAAGGCAAGAGCCGAAAACCAGCGCCAAGAATAGCCATTAGCGCTAATTTTTGGTATAATATAAGCAAACAGCGACGCCAACGAAGCTGATAACTCTACTTGAGGTATCAGTTTGGCTCGCAAATCTCCTTCCACCACCACAGCAGTAAAAGACGACCAGCCAACGAGTGCTGCTATTGATGAGTTATTGACGCAGAAGCAAGCCTCGTGGGATGCCCTGCGCCCGATTCAAGCAACGTGGAGCGACCGTGAACGCCTACTGATTAACCGCCCCGCCGATTCATACACCCAGAAGACTACTAAATCCCATGTTACTGACGCCCACATCTCTACCCTTGCCTTTGAACGCCAAGCCCGTGTTGCCGCCCAGTTGCCGACAGGTATTATTTATTCCCTGACCAGTAAAGATGAGCAACCAGCGTTCTTAATGAACCTGATACTCAACAAGTACATCCTGCCGAGCGCCAACTCGCAGATGGATGCCCTGAGCAAACTGCGCATGTCCGGTGTCTACGCCAGCGTGTATGGTGCCTGCCCGATGATGTACGACTACCGCGTAGACGATGAATACATTGGTCCCGACTTCTGGATTATCCAGCCGCGCAACTTCTTCCCACAGCCAGGTAAAAACTCTATCCGCGACTGTGATTGGGTGATGATCTCCGAAATCCGCTCGATCTCTTTCTTCGACGCGATCCTGAAGCGTGAGAAAACCAGCTGGAACAAGAAGGCTATCAACAAGCTGAAAGAACTGACCAAAGACGGGGCGACACCAGCCCGCGACATCGATTCTTCCAAAAAGTCCGCTATTGAAAACGTGCGTACTGCCGGACGGCCGTATGCCGACAAAGGCTCCGCTGCCCGTGTCGAACTGGTTACGAAGTACGAGAAAGGTACGACTGGGCACTGGATTACCTTTGCACCTGATTACAAAGAAGCCGGTGTCTTGCGCGACATCCCTAACCCTCACGCGAATGGCCGCATCCCAATCGTCATGCGCCAGTGCTTCCCACTCGTTGAATCGATCTGGGGACTTGGTGACTTTGAGCGCGGCATTACCCTGCAGAAAGCTAAGGACAGTTTAATCAACCTCTACCTCGACGGGGTTAAGCTAGCCATCTTTAAGCCGCTCAAGATCGACGTCGCCAACGTTACGATGAGCTCAATCAAGATGGAAGCCGGTGCGCGTTGGCTCATGAAAGATCCAAACGCCGTTGCACCCTATGATTCCGGCGGCGCTGAAGCCCTGCAGAACTTCCAAGGGACGTATGAGTTCTTGACTTCTGCTCTGCTCAACCAGTTCGGGTCAAACCAACAGCAAGTCAGCAAGAACGATTCCGGCAACCCGGCGCTCGGCCGAACTCCACAGGCAATCGAAGCCCAGAACCAGCGTGAAGACGCCCGCGACAACTGGGATCGCTTCCAGCTCGAAAAGTGCCTCGAAGACTTACTCGAAGGCATGATCAACCTGCTTGCGGAAAAGCAGGAAAAGCCAATCAACTTCCACATCTTTGACGCTGACGTCGAACAGGTCATGCAGCGCTTCGGTACGACAAGCGCTAGCGGTGAGGTAATTAAGGCCCCAGACTTCATGTCGCCAATGGGGCGCAGTGCCAAATTGACGGTGGCCAAGAGCCTGATCAAAGGAGCCTACCGCTACATTGTTGACGCGTCCAGCACGATGCGTGAGCAAGAGGAAGCCCAGAACGAATCACTAGTGCAGATCATGAACCTCTACATCGCCAATCCCCAAGTCTACGACCAGTTATTACAGCGAGAGGGCTACCAGTTCAAGTTCGGCAGTGCCCTCAAGACATTTATCTACAACTCCGGTATTAATGATCCCGATTCAATTATCACCAAGATCAACCAGCAGCCCGGCCAGCAAGGCCAGCCAGGCCAGCCGGTGCAGATGCAGCCAGCGCAGATCAACCCCGCCCATCTGCAGTCGATCCAAGACCCGCAAATCCGCCAAGTTGCCCAACAGCTCTTCGGCCAAGGAGGTCAGCCACAGCAACCCCAACAACCGCAGCAGCCACCGATGACGCAGCAACCAATGCCTCAGATGCAAGGAGCAATGCCAAATGGACAATAACGCCGTCGTACCTGAAAACCTGATGCTTGACGCTGAGCCAATCGAAGCGGTAGAAAAGCAAGCTGTTACCGCAGCCCATCAGGAAGACGCTGAACTCGCCGCCCTCTACTTATCCAGCGGCTGGAAGCGCCTCGTCAAAGACATGCAGGCCGATATCGCCCTATTCAAGACAGGCGGCTTTATTAAGCACATCGATACCCTCGCCCTTGATGAAGTCGGCAAGCTGTTCGTCATCCACCAAACCGTAGCTACGTTCTTACAGAAGTACCTAGACAAAGTCGAATCGGCGGCTAAGGCGGTGGCTGATGCAGAACGAGCCAAGTAAACCGGAGGCAACGTATGTTATAGACCTCGACAAGTTACCCCAAGCCACACTCCAGGGACATATGTGGCGGCAAGAGGGTACGCAACTTAAGTGCATGTCCTGCCCCTTCACACACGCAACATTCATTCCGGTCGGCTACCAACTCTACGGTATCGATGACGACGGGAAGCCGATGATCAGGAAAATCGTAAGCTCTGAAGCTGCCGCGCCAAAAACTCAAATGCGCGGCGACTTGAGTGCTTAACTCAGGCGACGACCGAGCCTTACGTGGTCTGTAAACAGGAGAACGCATGGACGATCAAGCCCCAGCATCCCAGGCGCAACCAGTCGCTGCAGAAGCAAGCAGCGTTACACAATCGCCAAGTGTAGAACCAACCACTTCTGTTTCAAACGGAGCAGCCAGCCAAACGCAAACTGTGACCGACGATACGGCACAGCAAACGCAAGGCCAGCAGCAAACCGGTGAAGCTGAACGCCAGCCCTCACGCGCCGAACGGCGTATCAACCAACTGACGGGGCAACTCAAGCAGGTGACCGCGTCACAGCAAGCCACTGTGCCGCTGCCAACGGTGTCACCCCAAGTGCCACGGCTATCCGAAATGCTACAGGGCAGAGAGTCAATTGACCCTGCCGAACTAGACCAGATCGGCCAGCGTGTCGTACAAGGGGCTGTTCAGACAGCCAGAGGCTTAAACAGCTTGGAAGTCCAGCAGTTACGCCAAGAGATTACCCAGCAACGGGCAGTCGATGAGGTGGAAAAGGACGCCGCTATATTGCCAGTGCAATATGACGAGCTTAACCCCGATTCACCGAAATATAACCCAATCCTCGAAGAAAAGATTGAGGCGGCATTTAAGGCAAGGGCTGTTGTACGCAATCCCTATAACCCATCACAAGTGATGGTTGACCCATCGGTGAGGCTTTCCGACGTGGCAAAGGATTATGTCGAAGTGGCGAGAGCCGCTGCGGAACAAGGCAGATCCCAAACAAACGCAGCACTAGCGCAACAAGTAGATACCGGTGCGCTCACGCCGACAACAAACACGGTAGCCGAGAAATCAGTTGCCGACATGTCGCTCGCAGAACACGAAGCCTACTTAAAAGCAAAAGGTTACGACCTCTAATAAGCCGTTTCAAAGGGTTTGCCTCTCACTAAATAACAAAGAGGAAACCATAACATGGCAACTACTACTACCTCTACCCTGTCTGGCGAACTTCTTAGCTACCTAGAGAAGCGATTCCTGCAGCGTTCACGCGCAGCTATCATCTTCGGCGAAGGTGCTCAGAAGCAATCACTACCAGCTAACAGCGGTAAGAGCATCACATTCAACCGCTACGCCCCCTTGACTGTAGCATCCACTGCTCTGACAGAAGGCACAAACCCAACAACGGTACAGCCTTCTGGCACCCAGGTAACTGCAACGCTCGCCCAGTACGGCAACGTTGTGCAAGTCACTGACCTGCTGTTCGTGACGTCAATCGACCGCGAAGCTAAGGAAAAGACTGACCTGCAAGCCCAGAACATGGCCGAGACACTAGACCAGTTAATCCGCGACGAATTGTTCACGGGTGCAACGGTTCAGCTCGCTAACGGCCGCGCCGCGCTGACTGCCATTACTAGCACAGACATTCTGACTAGCACGGAAGTTCGCCGCGCCCGTCGCTCGCTCCGCAAGAACAACGCTATGACTTACGAAGACGGCACTTACCTCGGTAAGATCGGCCCTGACACCAGTTTTGACTTAGTCAACGACTCAGTCTGGCTCGCTGTCAGTGAGTACGGCGATTCTGCGAAGAGCGCTATCTACAAAAACGAAGTTGGTAAATTATTCCAGGTTCGTTTCGTAGAGGCAACCAGCAACCAGAAGAGCGAAAGCTCGTCAGTTACTGTCTATAGCAACTTCATTCATGGTCAGCAAGCCTTCGGTACTGTCGATCTCGACAGCCTGCCAAACGGCTTAATCATCAAGCAATCCGGCGATCAGGACACCAGCAACCCGCTGAACCTGTTCATGACGATTGGTTGGAAAGCTGCCTTTGTCGCGAAGACGCTTAACGCTAACTGGATATATAATATCAAGTGCGCAGCTAGCGCCTGATCTGTTATTTAACATGTGAGTGTGCTATAATCTACTTAGTACTTAAGAATGATTATGGCATATAACAAACAAGAATCAAGCGCATACGCGGCCGCCCATATGTGGGTTAGATACCATTATGGACGGCCACAGCGCTGCGATAATTGTCACACGACAGAGCCACGTATGTACCACTGGGCTAATATCAGTCGTACATACAAAAGAGAGCGTTCGGACTGGTTACGCCTATGTGTACCATGTCATAAACGCCACGACGTTACCGCACTTGGGGGCAAGATAAGAAGCAGACCCCAAAAGGTACAGCCGAGTAAAATCTGCCCCCAGTGCCGCGTCGAATTCTTTAAGAACCCGAAGCTTAGCATGCCTCAATGGCAAGCTACCTACCTTTGCAGCAAAGCTTGTTCCGCAAGGTTAACAGGCAAGAAGCTGAAAGGGAGCAGCCAGTCCGAAGCGACGAAAGCCCTCAAGACGGAAAAATTGAAGCAACGCTGGGCGACTAATAAAGAATGGCGTGAACACATTTCACAAACCATGCGCGGCAACCAGAACGCTCGCAAAGCTATTTAAGAAAGGCACAACATGTCAGATGTAAAACGAACGGTACGCGGGCAGCGCACGATGGCCAAGAACTCAATCCCTGCCAAGATGCACACCCACCCTCATACCAACAAGGCACTGAAAGCGGTAGCGATCAACTCCGGCTTCAAAAAGAAGTCGTCAGGTGGAACAGGCAACGGCTTGTCTAGCGCCGACATAAGGTACTAACATGCCTAGCAAACGATTACTAGCATTGATGGACCCAGAGGAGCGCGGCGAGTCGATGAAAGAACGACGTGCCGAGAAGCGCAACCCAAGCCTCGAAGCAAAAGAAACAATCAACATCAAGCCGCAAAACCGTGGCAAATTTACGCGTTACGCCAAAGGCAAAGGTGAAAGCGTCCAGACTGCAGCCCATAAGGTCGTTGAGTCTAAGACAGCTTCCACAAAGCTCAAACGTGAGGCACAGTTCGCCATCAATGCCAAGAAGTTTAAACACTAGGAGCACACATGAACCCAACCGATGAAGTCCAAGTGCAAGTATCCGCGACGGTCGGAGACATCATCAACGACCACATTAACGGCCTAAGCGGCTACCAAATTGCCGCGAAATATAACATAGACACCGAACGGGTGAAGAAGATCATCAGCGACGCTGACAACCGTTTAGCCTTTGTGCCGCCGGATGAAAACGGCCACCGTGAAGCACCCGTTGATTTTGTCGGCGAAACGCTGATCGAGCCGCTAGCCGAAGGCGAAGACCCCAGCCCAAAAAACCCACGGGGGCATAAGTAAGTGTCACAACTGGCCGCCGGTCGTGTAAGCGACATGAACCGGCTTGTCTCGCAGCGGGATAACTACGACAAATATACGGCCAAATGGAACGAAACGCAGCTTAAGATCGACGACTTAATCGAAGAAGGCAAATGCCCTGTTATCAGGCACGAGCGCGAACGATTAGTACGCGCGGCCCGCGCAGGTGACAGCAGGCAGATCATGCGTATCTCAGCAATCATTACAGAACATATGAAAACGGGCCACCGTAAACGATATTTGCGACAGTGGCTCAAGAAAGGTTAAACAATGGCAAAAAGTGATGTCTTTACTGCTAGCGGCGTATGCCAGGCAGCATCAGGCGGCCTATGGGCGGTCAACGTTACGAAAGTAGCGACTGGCGCGGGCGTTGTCCGCGTGTGGGACAACCCTACAACTAACTCAGGTAAGAAACTATTTGAGGGCGACGGTTTGGTACAGGGCAGCTTCTGCATGACAGACGGCAATGGTGGCCCGACGACGGCAACGCAGGGCCTGTATGTTGAACTCGGCGGCACGACCAACGCAACTGTAGTGATAGTACACGACTAATGAAGATTCTTCTGGCGCACAGCGACCCGAAATTACCGGCCCGTGAGTCAATCGACTTGTGGCGAATTATCCGTCCATTTGCTGAACTAGAGAAGCATGTTGACTGGCAGATTGACCATGTGCCATACCTTGTGCCAGAAGAACTGTTTGACGATCAATCAAGAGTAAAGATCGACGACCTGCTAACGCACCTCGAAACTATAGCCGACTACGACGTTATATGGACGTCGTACTTCCCTGACGCTATGCTATTTGACGCATTGCAGTTCATGTGCGAACGAAGCGGTACGAAGTTTGTTCTAGACTGCGACGACGATATGTACCATATCCCCGCCCACAACGGTATCTGGAAATCAGCCGGGGCAACCGGCGTCCAAAGTTTACAGTGGATGGTACAGAACGCCCCGAATCTTGTTACCTCCTGCCCGAATCTCAAGGCGGAGTTTGAGAAACATCGGAAAGCCCCTACTTATATTCTTCCAAACTATATAGGTGCGGACTATAAACATAAACCGTTCAACAATGGCGACAAGGTGGTTATCGGCTTTTTTGGCTCAGTCACTCACAAACACGACTTGTTCAACACCGGCTTTATAGAAGCGCTGCAACAGTTGATGAACAAGTACGTGCACGTCCATGTCGGCACGGTCGGCCTGGCAATTGACGCCTACTTACCAAAAGGCCGTTATACACACTATCCCGGTAAGCCTGGCCGCGCCTGGCTCACCGAAGTCTGGCCGAACATTAACGTAGATATTGCCGTCGCCCCGTTGGAAGATACCCCGTTTAACCGGGCAAAGACGAATATCAAGTGGTTAGAGACGGCCATGATTCCCGCCGCTTTCGTTGGCTCTAATATCCCGCCATACCAAGGCACTGTTGAACATGATAAGACGGGGCTGCTTACCGACAATAGTTCTGAGGGCTGGTACGAAGCGCTGGAATCCTTGGTCATCAACCCAGAGAGACGTATCAAGCTGGCTGCCAATGCCCGTAAAGAGGTACTAGCTAAGTGGAACATTGCTACCGGATGGGAAACGCTGAAGACGGTGGTGGAACAGATAAACGGCGCTTGACTTCTGGCGTGTTTGTAGTATAATGCACAACTAGGATGAGTATTGTAAGGACTATCAAGAAAGCCGCCGTAGGAGCCATTCTGACGCTAGGCGTATTGGTTGCCATCTTCACTGTGCTTGTCTTAGGTACTATCGCCAATACACTCGGTGCGAGGTCAGCAGTTCCCGCAAAGGCTACCCCAGCCATAACTGCTTATACTAAGTATGATGACCCAGGAGCATTCACGGTCGCGAACCTCATTGAAGCCATCAACGCGGCGAGAGCCGCAAAGGGCGTACAGCCCGTAACCGAAAGCAAAATACTTGACGCAACCGCCCAAGCACATGCCGTTGACATGCAACAGCGTGGTTATTATGCACACGTCAGCCCAGATGGTAAGACGCCGCAAGATCGCATTGCATTGGCTCTCGGCAGAGACGTTTACTCCGGCGAGAACGAAGACAACATATGCCCTGGTGTCACAGTAAGCGGTGAGATGAAGCGTATCGCGGCAAGCGCCGAACATTACGCCAATCAAGAAGACCCGCAGATTAACTACTTGGGTGTTGGGTTTGTAATATCCAGCACCAACACATCTACCTGTAATGGCTATTTAGTTTTCGATTACGCGCAACTCTGATATAATATAAGCAAACGCCGACGTAAACGAAGGCGAGCCTACTACTAAAGAAGTAATGGCACAACCGTAAGGTTGTGTTTTTTGATGTCAAAAAATCCTCCGAGCGATTGTGCGGAAGGATTTTTCAAATGGGACCATCAATACCCCTGGTCAGCGGCATAGGTAACTTCCTTGGCGGCGCTGGGGACATCGTAACTCGTGACGCAGGGCATGCGCTAAACGCAGGTAATAACCTATTGGCTGGCTACGGCTTGCACGCCCCAGCCACCGCGCCTGCTGGCGGCTATGCGCCTGGTACAGGCCCTAACAGCCTCGGCACTCAATTAGTCAACGGCGCCCATGCCGACCCTAACAACCCAGGAACAATCGTCAACTTTGCCGGCATGGGTCAACCCGTTTCATCTTTTACCCCCACACCCAGCAACATTCAAGCTAGCCAGAACAGTGCACCTACCGGCCAGCAAACTCCTGGTCAGACTAATAACGTAACCACCAATAATACGCCTGGTACCGGCAGTGGTTGGAGTGCCTACAACAACGCGTATAACACCGTCACTGGCGGCCTA